ACAGCAAGTAGCGAAGGCTAAGGCGGCAGCAGTAAGTCCGAAATCCGTTACTCCTAGCGGAAAAGTGGCAGAACCTGGCGATAAAAAGGATAGACGGTCTTTAATTGCAGAACAATTAGGTGATGCGATGGGCCGCAGGGTTTAACTAGCCAATTTTGGCGCATTTTTTTAAAGGATATTATCATGGCATTTGCTAACTCAGCAATCACCGATATTATCGCTACCACTATTCAAAGTCGTAGCGGTGAATTGGCAGACAACTTAACACAAAACAACGCAATTCTTCAGCGCCTCCAACAGAAGGGCAATGTACGCCCATTCTCAGGCGGTAATGTGATTTTGGAAGAAATCATGTATGACGATGCGTCTACAAACAACGCTAACTCTTATAGCGGATACGAAGTATTGAACATTGCTCCAGATAGCCCTATTTCTGCTGCTCAGTTCAAAATTGCACAGTACGCAGACTCAGTAACTATGTCTGGTCTTGAAATGTTGCAAAACAGCTCTAAAGAAGCAATCATCGACTTGTTAGATGGTCGTATGCAAGTTTCTGAAGCTCGTTTGCTAAACCGCATTTCTGGTGACTTGTACGGTGATGGTACTGGTAACGGTGGTAAGAACTTGGATGGTTTGGGCGCTGCTGTTGCTGCTGTTCCTACATCTGGTACTTACGGTGGTATTAACCGTGCTACTTGGACTTTCTGGCAGAACCAAATCACTACAGGTGCTACTTCTGCAAACATTTTAGCTTCTATGACTACTGCTGCTATCAAGCAGATTCGTGGCACAGACAAAGCTGACTTGATTGTTGCTGGTAACACAATGTATCAATACTATGTAGGCGCATTGCAGTCTATTCAGCGTATCGCTGCTGAAGAATCTGGCGCTGCTGGTTTCGCATCATTGAAGTTCTACGGTGGCGGTACATCTGCTGATGTGGTACTTGGTGGTGGTTATGGTTCACAAGAAACAGCAACTTATATGTATATGCTGAACACCAACTACATTTTCTTACGCCCACACAAAGAGCGTAACTTTGTACCTATTGGTGGTGAGCGTCAAGCAATTAACCAAGACGCAATCGTGAAGTTGTACGGTTGGGCTGGTAACTTGACAACTTCTAACAGCTTTTTACAAGGCTTGTTGACAACCTAAAAGCTAGGGGGAAACCCCTACTTTTTAACTGTCTAATTAATTAATAAAGGAAATAAATCATGGCATTTACCACACTACCCATTGCAGGCGTTGACCTCAATGACACTCAAACTGTTGCAGAACAGGCATTAAATGGCGGTTCAGTACCAACATTCGGCCCACTCGGAACAGAAACATTTGCTTCCGATGGTAAGCGTTATGTTTGGGCAAAAGCTGGCGAAACTATTGCTGCTTCAACAGCAACTTGCTCTATTAACACTACGACTTTCGTAGCAACTGGTTCTGCTGGCACATATGCTGGCCCAACCGTTTCTATGGCTTCTGGTGACTATGGCTGGTTCAGCAAGGCTTCAGTCTAAAAATTGAAGATGTTGTAAAGACTGGGATTCCCTCACAAGGGGAGTCCCTTTTATTTTTTTAATAACCCTAACCACTTAGGAGATTTAAATGGCTATTGATAGCGATGTACAAGGTGCAGATGCACGACTAGCAGTCCAATTCTATAAAAAAAGCGTTAAGCAACAACAGGCTTCAGACGAAGCTGGTAGACCGATTTTTAAAGAATTTGATTTTGTCCGTATTATGATTCCTGGCGATAATTTGACAGAAATCGACACATACGCCCAAGACTCCCATAAACAGCGTTTTCCACGCCAATGGGCGCATTATCAAAACCAAGTAACAAATCATGAAGATATTATTGGCACACCTCTAGAACAATGGCCTCAAATTACTCGTAGCCAAGCGGATGAATTGCGTGGATTAAAATTTCACACAGTAGAGTCTATTGCAGACTGTTCTGACCAGCAATTACAGCGTATTGGTATGGTTGCAGGGATGTCACCCCATAATTTCCGTTTAAAAGCCAAGGCTTTCTTAAATTTAGCTAATGATTCTGCCGAAGTAGCACAAAGAGAGCAAGAATTACAAACATTAAAAGAAGAAAATGCTAAAATTAAGGCAGAAACAGATGCGAAGCTGGCTGCTATGCAAGAGCAGATGTCAGCGCTACTTGCGGCTGTTGCGGAAAAGACCCCAAAAACACGCAAAACCAAAGTAGCCGAGGCTTAATATGTCCCAAACAATGCTCCAATTAGTGAATCAAGTCCAAGCTGAATTGAACTTGGCTGTTTCTACTTCTGTTGCTGGTAATCCAAATACCGATGTACAGCAAATTCTTGCTTTAATGAATGGCGCAGGCTATGAGTTATTGAAAGAATATGATTGGCAAGCATTACAGGTGCAATATCGCTTCTATACACAATCTTTAACCGCCAATGCCACAACTGTTAATGGTTCTACTACATTAACTTTTGCGGCTGGCACAGATTTAAGCAATGTTACAAGCCAATGGCAGTTATCAGGCTATAACATTCCTCAAGACACTTATGTTGTCAGCGCCAATAACACTACAAAAGTAGTAGTTATGAGCCAAGTAGCAACAGGTAGCGGAACACAATCAGTTGTTTGCGCCCAAACAGCTTATGACCTTCCTGCCGACTTTGAAACCATTACTGACCGCACCCATTGGGATAAGACTAAACATTGGGAAATGTTAGGCCCTGAAGATGCACAGCAATGGCAATGGCTAAAGTCTGGTTATATCTCAACAGGCCCAAGAGTACGCTGGAGAATATTGGATAACCAATTCCAAATTTGGCCTATTATGAATACCCAAGAGTACTTGGGTTGGGAATACCGTAGCAAAGGCTGGGCAAGAAGTGTTGATGGCACTATTAAAAACAGTTTTACTGCTGACACCGATACTACAGTCCTTGATGACCGCATTATGGTGCTTTACACCAAATTAAAATATTTCCAAATTAAAGCATTTGACACTACTTCTTTGATGCAAGATTATCAGCGTTATTTGACTATTGCTAAAGCCAACGACAAAGGCGCACCTAATCTGTCGTTTGCTCCTTACCCATCTAAAGTGCTTATTGGTTACGCCAATATTCCTGATACTGGCTATGGAAGCTAATTATGATATTTGGACAACCCAAAAGGTTTACAGCTAATACAGCGTCTATTACAGCCCCTATTGGTGGCTGGAACGCTAGGGATTCTATTGCAGAAATGCCGCCTACAGATGCGGTAACTTTGACCAATTTATACCCTACACCTACTGATGTGACTTTAAGAAATGGCTATACACGCATTTCTCAATTAACTACTTCTACTGGTGTAAAGACTATTTCTAGCATTACTCATGTAGGACAAACAGCCACTTTAACCACAGCTACAGCTCATGGTTTAACTACTGGCACAAAAGTGTCTATTTCTGGTACAAGTCCTGCTGACTATAGCGGTGTATTTACCATTACCGTTACAGGCACAACAACCTTTACTTATACGACTTTAACTACACCTGCCACAAATGCTACTGTAGTTGGTACTTATACTATTGGCATTACTACCCCAGTAAATACCCTAATGAACTATGCTGGCGTTTCAAGCCAAAAGCTATTTGCTGCGGCTGGCACTTCTATTTATGAAGTAGACACCCCAACAGCCGTTAATAACTTTAGTATTACTAATGACAAATTACAGTATGTAAACTTTTCCAATACTAGCGGTGACTATATTGTTGCTTGTAATGGTACTGATGCCGTAACCGTTTATGACGGCACTTCTTGGTTTACGATGGCTACTACGACAACTGCTGCCACTATTAGCGGCATTTCTCGCACTAGCCCTTCTAATGTGGCTACTGTTACAACAGCAACAGCGCATGGTTTAGTAACTGGCAATAGAGTAACTATTACAGCTTCTAGTGAAGCTACTTTTTTAGGCGCTTTTGTTATTACTGTAACTGGCGCTAATACATTTACTTTTGTTTCTACAGGCACTTCTACAGTCGTAGGCGCAACTGGCACATATACCGTATTGGGTATTGTTGGCGGTACAAGTGGTGGCACAAATTACACAGTAAATTCAAACACATTTGTTCATGTAAATTTGTTTAAAAATCGTTTGTATTTCACGCAAAAAAATACTATGAAAGTATGGTATATGCCTGTAAGTTCTTTGGGCGGTGCAGCATTACCATTGGATTTTGGTGGAATTGCTCGAAATGGTGGCTTTATTCAAGGCATGGCTACATGGACTCTTGACGCTGGTCAAGGGGCAGATGACTATGCTGTTTTTGCTACCAATATGGGTGAAGTTATCGTTTACAACGGTACAGACCCTACAGACGCTGCTACATGGGCTTTAAAGGGCGTTTGGCAAATGGGTTATATATTTAGCCGCAGATTCTTTTATAAGTTTGCTGGCGACATTCTTTTGCTTACCCAGGATGGTTTAGTGCCTCTGGCTGCTGCATTGCAATCTAGCCGCCTAGACCCTAGAATAAATATTACAGACAAAATTTATTACGAAATTAGCAAAGAAGCAGACCAATATTCGACTCAATTTGGTTGGCAAGTTATTTATTATGCAAAGCCAAATATGTTACTTATTAACATACCAAATCCTGCTGGCACAGAGCAATATGTAATGCATACCATCTCTAAGGCTTGGTGTAACTTTACTGGCATTAGCACCACAGTATTTGAACTTCATAATGACGACCTTTATTTTGGTGGAAATGGTTTTGTAGGTAAGTTTTGGGATGGCTATGCTGATGATGGACAGCCGATTTCAGCCACCTGTCAACAGGCTTATAGTTATTTTGACCTTCCAGGACAACAAAAGCGTTTTACAATGATTCGCCCTACTTTTTTAGTGGATGCTGGCGCTCCAGGCGTATATGCTGGTATTAATACTGACTTTCAAACTCAAAATAATCTTGGTCAAGTTTCATTTCAATCTACACCTACAACAGTAGGCATTTGGGATTTGGGTACATGGGATAACTATAACTGGGCTGGTAATTTGATTGTTTATCGTAACTGGCAAGGTGTAAGTGGTTTAGGTTATGCCGCAGGAATAAATTTAAACATAGTTTCTCAAGGTATTGATGTGCATTGGGTTTCTACCGATTATGTGATGGAAAAAGGTACAGTATTGTAATGCGTAGGGTTACAACTGAAAACCAAGAACAATTAAGGGCTTGGATTACAGGTGTTTTAGGTACACAATTTGGTAAAGAAACCATGTGTATAGGGCAGGAAATAGACGGAAAAGTGGGAGCAGTTATCGCTTATACCAATTTTCAAGAAAAATCTTGCTGTATGCATGTAGCTTCAATAGAGCCAAATTGGATTAGTAGAGATTTATTATGGGCGGCTTTTGATTACCCCTTTAACTCATTGAAAGTTAAGGTTATACTAGCGGCAGTTGCTTCCACAAATGAGGAGGCTCTGAAGTTAGACCGACACCTTGGTTTTGTTGATAAAGCGTATATCGAAGATGCCCATTTAGACGGCGATTTGGTGATATTAGCTATGAGGCGTGAAAATTGTCGATGGCTCGACATAAAAGCGTCTTTAAAAGGAGATTGACATGGGTGGTGGTGGAGGTATTTTAAGTCCAATAACGGACACATTATTTGGTTCGCCTCAGACAGTGGCTACACCTGACTATACAGGGGCTGCCAATCAAACTGCGGCCAATAATCTTGCTGCTGCTCAAGCTGCTACTGCTGCTAATCGTGTAAATCAAGTAACGCCTTATGGTTCTTTGGCTTATACCCAAACAGGTACGGATGCTCAAGGCAATCCAATGTGGACTGCCACTCAAACTATAGACCCTTCATTGCAAGGTGCTGTAGATAAATCTAAAGCTGCTGTAAGTGGATTTGATTTTAATCAATTTAATCCTACAGGCTTGCCTTCTACAGGTATTAATCCTGGCGAAGATTATACAAGCGCTATTATGCGTAGGTTACAGCCTACAATGCAGCATCAATCAGAAATGTCTGACCAGCAACTTGCTAACCAAGGAATTATGCCTGGTTCAGAGGCCTACAATAATGCTAAACGCTTGCTTGCACAGTCACAAAATGACCAATTAACTAGCGCTGTTACAGGTGGAATGGGTGTTGGTTTACAAGCAAATCAACAAGCATACGGACAACAACAAGGTACTTACACAACCAACCTTAATGCACCATTTAACTATGCGTCTAATGTTAAGGCTTTTGCTTCGCCTAGTTATGTAAACCCATCACAACAAGCTACTACTGCTGGTGCTGATGTATTAGGCGCAATGGGTCTTGCTAATCAAAATAACCAAGCTAACGCTAATGCTGCAAATGCTAGAGCAAATGCAACAATGGGTGGTTTATTTAGCCTTGCTGGTGCTGGTATTAATAAATACGGTTAATCATGGATAACATTGCTCAATACCTACAAATGCTAAATGTAAGCGGACAAGACCCAATAATGCAAAACATTGGTGGTCAGCGTGATTTGTATAATCAAAACATGACTGGAATGAAAGCATTAAATCAACAAGCATTGTCAGGAAAAACAACTTCACCATTGCAATCAATGGCTGATGCCTTAAGAGCGCAACAAAAGCCTGGTTTAGCATTAGGTCAAATGAGAGATTCTCAAGGCAATATTGTGCCTGACCCTACTTATGCAGCAGGCGCAAACCCACTCAATTATCTTGCATCAGGTTCTGACTATTCGTCAGGAGTTTAAGGAATATTATGGCTACTTACGACCAAACAAACCCAGAAATTATCGGTTTAGCAGAGCAAAAAGCGCTTGCTAAATCTCTTAGAGAACTTGGCATGAAACAAAATTTGCAGGGTCAAATGATTTCTGGTCGTTTTGTTGGCGCTAGTCCATTACAGGGTTTAGCTGATTTGCTTAATATTCATACTGGCAAAACAATGGAAAGAGATATTGCTCAAAAAGAAAAAGACATTCTTCAAGCGCAACAATTTAAACAAAATGCCAATTTGCAACAAGGTTTAAATGAGTTTTATGGCACACCAGAATTTGTGCAACAAGGCCCAACACCTACTGGTGGCAATATTCCTGTGCAAGCAGCTACACAACCAGACAAAAGACTTGCTTTGGCTACATTGCTTTCTCCTCAAGGTGGAGAAACATCAAAAGCTATTGCAAGCAAAATTGCTGAACAAGAATTTGCAGGGCCTAAAATGCACAATGTTACCCCTGGCGGTGCATTGGTTGATGAAAAAACTGGCAAAGTTATTTATCAAGCCCCTTATCGCCCACTAAAAGGAGAAGATGGTGGTGGTGATGGTGTAATGGGTTCTAATGTTAATAACAATGGTGTTCCTGTTGGAAAATACGACAAAATGGGTCGTTATCGTGCTCCAACTGGTACTGTTTATTCTGCAAAAGCTGTTGATGAAGCTCGTGCAGAACATGACACAGCAACTGATTTAGCTTACAAACTTAATCAATTATCTGGTGATGATATTAATAATGCTTATGGTTCATTAACCGATTACACAACTTCTAAAGTTGGAAGAATGGCTGGGCCAACAAAAACTTTAGACGCTCAAACTAAAGTAAATAACATTGGAATTAATAACACATTAACCAATCTTTCTAAATTAAAAGGCGCTTCTTCAGACAAAGAAATGGCGCAAATGATTAAAGATTTCCCTGGTTATGAAGCCCCACCATCAGTTATGCAAAATTGGGTGGAAAGAGCCGCTAAAACTACAAACCGCTTCTTAAAGCGTTCTGAAGGTCGTTTTGGTTTTGATACAGATTTTGCTGAAGAAGGTCGTTTTGGACAAAAACCTAAAGAACAAAAGGGTGAAATTGCTGCACCTGGCGCTCCTAAAGCTGGAGAAATTCGTCAAGGTTATCGTTTTAAAGGCGGTGACCAATATGACCAAAATAATTGGGAAAAGGTTAAGTAATGGCTAATCCTTGGGATAAACCCTCGGCTGGCGGCAATCCTTGGGATAAACCAGCACAAGCAAAACCTGAACAGGGAAATATGTATACGCAATCTGCTGAAGATATTCAGTATGATGCAAACGGCATTCCTTTAAACACTTCATCTTATGGTTCAGGAACTACTGGTGCTACGGATTGGACTAGACAAGCTTTAACAACTGCGGCCGCTTTGCCTATAAATGTGGCAACTGGCGTAGCTAAAAATGCAGGTGGATTGGCTCAAACAGTAGACCGTTATTTTGGCGGTGAATCATCAAAAAACAATTTGTTAGGCAGTGAAGAATTTTTAAATGCTATCAATCAAATTGAATCAGGAACACAACAACAATCAGGTTCACCAAATTTGCTTAAAGGTGCAAGTATGGTTGGTCAAGCCGCACCTTGGTTTGCTACTGGTGGTGCTATCGGCTCTATTCCTAGCTATTTAAATGCCGCTAAAGCTGTCGGAAAAGGCGTTGGATTAGGCGTTGGTTCTGCTTTGGCAACTCCTGAAGAAGTAGGAATGAATCCTGAAGAATTTAGGGCGGCCAAAAACAAAAACATAGCCATTCAAGGCACTTTAGGCGGTGCTTTTCCTGCTGTTGGAGGCCTTGTTAGCGCATTGCGTGGCACAAAATTATCGCCACAAATGGAAGCAGCCGTAGCAAATGCTAGAGAGGCTGGATATACAGTACCTCCAACACAAGCAGGTGGTGGCATTGTAAATAGGCTTTTAGAAGGTCTTGCTGGGAAAGCCTCTACATTGCAAGAGGCAAGTGTTAGGAATCAAGAAATTACTAATAAATTAGCTACAAAATCTTTAGGTTTGCCTGAAGATACTATTCTTAGCCCAGAAGTGCTTAAATCGGTTAGAGATAAAGCTGGTCAAGTTTATGAAGGCCTTAGCAATGCTGGCATTATTATTCCTAAAAAGAGCTTTAATGATGCTTTAGACAAAGCCGCAGAAAATGCAGTTAAAGCTGAAATTAATTTTCCAAATGCAACATCTAAACAAATATTAGAAACTATTGGCTCATTAAGAAAAAATGCTTTTGATACTGGTTCAGCAGTTTCAAGAATTGGACAGTTAAGAACTGAAGCTGATGTAGCTTATCGTGCTGGCAATAAAGACCTTGGTAAAGCTACAAAAGATGCTGCAAGCGCACTAGAAGATGCTATTGAAGGGCATTTAAGTAATTTAAACCAGCCTGATGCTTTAAACAAATTTAAAGAGGCTCGCCAACTTATTGCTAAAACTTATACAGTTGAAAAGGCAATGAATAAGACTACTGGCACTGTTGATGCTAAACAACTTGCTAGTCGATTGCAGTCTGGCAAGCCTATGAGTGGCGAATTAAAAGATATTGCTCAATTTGGTCAGGCTTTTCCTAAAGCAGCACAGCTTCCTGAAAGAATTGGTGGCACTATTGGTATTAGCCCTTTAGATTACACTGTAGCAGGTCTTACAGGTGGTGCTTCATTGCTTGGTGGTGAAGATAAGGGAACTAGCGGAGCAAGTGCTTTAGCTGCTTTATTAGCTCGACCAGCAGCTAGAAAATTGGTATTGTCAGCACCAATGCAAAATAGATTGGTTCAAAAACAAGCTGCTGCGCCTGGAGCAATTAGACAGGCTTTACCTTCCGCAGAAGAAACAAAACAATTAGCTAAAATGTTATTAATGCAACGCCTTGGCAGTACATCGGAGAATAGATAATGAGTAGAAACGGTAGCGGTATATATAATCTACCTACAGGTAATCCTGTAGTAACAGGTACAACCATCACTTCAAATTGGGCTAATACAACCCTTTCTGATATTTCTACAGCTTTGACTGGTTCTGTAGCTTCTGATGGTCAAACACCTATTACTGGCAATTTGCAAATGGGTGGCAACCTCATTACAGGTATGGGCGCTGGCGTTTCTTCTACTGATGCTGTAACTGTAGCTCAATTAGCGGCGGTTAATTCAGTCATAACAGGCGCAATTCAAATGTGGCCTACCGTTACTGCTCCTACAGGATATTTATTGTGTACAGGTACAGCAGTTTCTCGTTCTACTTATTCTGCTTTGTTTGCTGTTATTGGCACAACATTTGGTTCTGGCGATGGTTCAACTACATTTAACCTTCCAAATTATTCTGACCGTATGCCTATTGGTGCTGGCACTATTGGTGCTTTAGCAGCTACTGGTGGTTCTAAAGATGCTATTGTAGTAAGCCATACCCACACGGCAACTGTAACAGACCCAGGACACACTCATACTCTTTCTCCAAACCCTGTTTTGGGAACTTCTACTGGTGGTGGTTCATTGGCAATCGGTGGTGGCAGAGCTTTAGAAAATACAACTTTAACCACAGTTACTACAGGCGTTTCTGTTGCTAACAGTACAACTGGTGTAAGCGGTACAAACGCTAATCTTCCTCCATACCTCGGCATTAACTTTATTATTAAGGTCTAATATGAACTTCACCCTTACATGGATATTTGACAAGTTTGGATTTCAACCTAAAGTTGAAACTTTTGATTTTCCATTTACCCCAAAGCCTGCTGCCAAAAAAGTAGCTAAGAAAACCGTTAAAAAAGCGACTACTCGCAAACCGAAAACAAAGTGAGTACGCTTGTGGACATCGACCCTATAAAATTTGGCGTTACTTGGCAAAAAGTAGAAGCTATGGAAAATGAAGTTGCTGAACTTCGTAAAGATGTTAAACAACTTCTAGAGCTTGCTAATAAATCTAAAGGCTCTTTATGGGCTTTAATGAGTATTACAGCCACAGTTTCTACCTTTGTAGGGTTTGTAGCCCACTACATCACAGGCAAATGAAATCACGGACAATGTGGTTTTCTTTTTTGTTGGTAGTGTTTGGCGCATTGCTAGACAATTTTTCTTATTTACAATCTGTTATTGACCAAAGGTACTATGGAATTTTGCTGGTTGTTATTGGCATTATCGTTGCTGTATTGCGCTTTCTTACTACTGGGCCTGTAAGATGATTGTTTATTTAATTTTAGTGCCAATAAACCTTGTTATAACATTGTTATCACTTATTTTAGCGCCCACATTACCTTTATTTGGTGTACATAAAGAATGGTGGCTAGACAATCATTCAAAGCGTGGCATAGGGTTTGTACTACCTTCTTGGTTAAATTGGTTTAATACTCCTGACAATGATTTATATGGCGATGCAACATTTCAACGCATCAATGGCATAAGTTATTGGTCAATGGTTAAATGGTTATTGCGTAATCCTGCGTATTCTTTTGCGCTTAGGTATATCACCGCACCATATACTACAAAAGTAATTGGCGATAAAACAATTAAGGACAATGACAATGCAAAAGCAGGCTGGTGTTTGGTTTACGCCAATGGATTGTTTCAATTTACTTCTGTTACCCCTATTGGTTTTAGCCGCTGCATTTATGCTAATTTTGGCTGGAATATTCGTGGTTTGGTCGATGATAATGTCCAACCTAAACCGTCTAAGTGGCAAGCTACTTTTGTATTTTCACCAAGGCTGAGTGGTTACAGATGATAGATTATGCAAAATTGGCAATTATTGGCGCTGTGTTATCTATTGCTTTTGGTAGTGGGTGGTGGATGGGCTATTCACGATATGTTGAATATAAGAAGTCAGTTGAAATTGCCGCCAAAGCACAAGAAGCCCATGTCGAATCAATCCAAAAACAACACGAATTAGTTACCAAAGGAATATCCAATGAATATGATGCGAAACTTGCTTTGTTGCGCCAGTATTACGCTAATGGGGTGCGCCAGCCCAATTCCAGCAGCGTGCCCAACCTTTCCTCAACCTCCGCAATCGCTAATGCAAATTCCGCCTACGCAGAGCTTATTGGACAATGCGCTGAAACAACCCAACAATTAGTCAGCTTACAGTCTTGGATTAATCAGCAAATAGGCATTAAATGACAGGTAATTACCAAGAGTGTTTAGACTTAGTATTAAAGTCAGAAGGTGGTTGGGTTAATAATCCAAATGACCCTGGTGGAGAAACAAATTTAGGCGTTACCAAGCGTGTTTGGGAAGAATATGTAGGACACCCTGTAGAAAGCCTTAAAAAGCTAACCAAAGAAGATGTAGCACCTTTATACGAACAGAAATATTGGAGGCCTTGCTATGGAGAAGTATTACCTAGGGGACTCGACTTTGTTGTATTTTCAATGGGAGTTAATGCAGGGCCAGGTAGAAGCGTTAAATTGCTTCAGTCATCTATTGGATGCGTACCTGACGGAGTTATTGGCCCAAAAACAAGAGAGCTTATTTCCGCCAGTAATAGTGCAACTCTTATCGCTAAATTCTCAGAGTCACGCAGGGAATACTACCGTGCATTAAAAACTTTCCCCATCTTTGGAAAAGGATGGCTTACCAGAGTAGACAGGGAAGAATCTGAAGCCCTTAATATGGTAAAAAACGGTTAAGAATATAAACCACAATCCCTACTGCTGACAATACCCCTAAAATGCCACAAATGTGGTGGTATTCGCTTTTCTCAGGTCTGGTAATAGCTGTAGACCAAGTAGCATCTTTAAACGCCTCTGAGGCTGATTTATAGCTTTTACCTACCATTCCAAAACTTCTTGTACTCATAGTTGCTTCCCCTTGTTTGCAATTAATCGTTAGACTTCCGTTTTTTTCGGCAACAATCATTTCTCTTGTGCCTTTCTTAGTATTGCTCTAACAAAATCATAAGGTACATAATCAGATAAATAAAAATCTTTTGAAACTTCTGCTATTTCTTCATCTGTTAGTGTCTTTGCTGGATGGGTGTAGAGTGGAATATCAGTATTATTTGCTTTAAACAAACTAACAGATTGCATACATTCGCATCCATCAGGCAATTCTTTGGTTTTTGATTGCATCCACGCTATTGGTTCATTGTTCATTTCTTTTTCTTTGCCTTTTTCTTTTCCTGTTCTATGTATTGGCGCAAAATACTAATAATTCCAGCCTCTACTAATATTCCCAAACCTTCTTTGTCAAAATGCACCAATGCGTCTGCCGACCCATCTTTATTTTCTTTAATGATTTCAATTTGTATATTCACACTATGTCCTCAAACCTAATTCCTTTGTTTTTCAAATACTTACGAATCTTTCTGTAAGCTCTTTCTAGTATTTCGGTTACTGCTTGGTGGCTTATTCCTTCAATTCTAGCTATTTGGCGTAGTGTCATTGGTTCTCTCATACTGCCTCCTAAAATAATTGCATTTGGTCTTTCATTTCCAATGACAAAAGGTAATTCTTTAAATTTCTGTCATCCTCATAAAAGATTTTAATGAATAACTGTTTAGTCGGCATCCGAACTGTATAGTCCTCAAAATTTCCATTACGCACAAAGTAAGCAAATGCTCTACAAGCCATTTCATCTTCATCACACTTGTATTTAAATTCACACTTTTCGCATGGACATTTTTCTGTTTTATTCATAGTCCCCTTAAATAAAAATATCAGGTCAAAGTCTTTTTAGTCTGAAATCTCCACGAGCCATAGAGCTGAATAGTGTCGATGACCTGATGTAAACAATTTATTCTTGTTTGCCAATTTTTTGTATTAGAAAAAACCCTAATGTATGCAAAAAACAACAGGGCTGTATTTGGCAGTTGCTACTCGTTAGGTGGAAAGCCGCAAAAACCCTAACTTACTGCATCCTACATTGGCGGCTTAACGCCCTTAGAATAAGGTGAGGTGGCAGGACTCCGTGATGTATGGTTGTGCAAAGGGGAAAGCACACCTACCACCTCGTAAATTAGTTTAACCCAGTTTTAAGTTTGTATATTTTGAGCAACGATAAAAACATTTCGTAGCCATCACGAAGGTCTTGCTCTTTATGCTCATAGATAGCAACTTCCCCAGTTTCGCCATTAATGTATACATTGGCGCACCTAGCTGTAGGCGCTAAAACCTCTCTATACGCTGCTAATTGTAGGGTATGCTCTAGGTAGGGTGTTAAATCACCAGGGGATTTTTCTGTCGTCTTAAAGTCAATGACGACCCCACCGAAGTCACCTTTTGCTTTGCAATATAAATCGCACTTACCGCCATAGCCTTCTTGATTGACTAGGGACTGCTCTGCAATCCATAATTGAGCGCCAAAATGAGCCGTTATAGCGTCATCTACCTTGCGGACATAGGTAGGCATATCAGGTAGGCATTCTTGGTTGTAAAAGCTCTCTATGAAGTCATGTATAAGAGTTCCCCTAGCCATAGCTTCTTGGGACTTTTTCTTAGACAACTCCAATATTCTGGCAATGTAGTCTTTTTCTTCTTCTTGCAGACCTCTTGGATTTTCCGCAGCCGCTTTAATGGCCTCTGTTTGAAGCCATGTATTTAAACCATCTTTAGAAAGTTGCCCATTTATGGTGGACACAGACGGAACTAAAGTACCTGGCGCTGCTTTAGCATCACGCAAGGTAACACTTCTTTCTTTGCCGTTTTTACCAGTCATGGTGTAGCGTGGTGCGCCAGTTAAAGCGCAATACCAATGTTGTGACATATTTTCCCCTTTGTACTGCTTTAAGTAAGTAATTCTAGTATTGCTTCTCTGTCGGTATTTGTAATACAACAATCCGCACAAGTGCGAATGACATCTTGAATAATAGCAGCTAAGTCATTTACCTCAAATGCTATTAATTGTCTTTCCTCATCCACTCCAAATGGTTCAGTAGAAATTCTGGCTTTATCGCCAATAACATCTCGTATATGACTTAGCATATTCATCTCCTAGAACGGTAAGTCGCTATCTTCTAGCGTATGTTTAGGCAGTTCATCTTCACCTTTAGCTACAAATCCTTTTGGCTGTTTTTCTTTGCCAATAGATACGCTAAAGAATTTACCTTTAGTGCCTTCCTTAACCCACGCAGATAGATAATGTTCACGGTTATTGACCATAATGCTGCCTGTATAATCTGGGTGAGTTTCAGTCGTTTTGCGGTCATTTTTAAATAAACTTCCAGAGCCTTCTTTTGGTACATAAGCCATGATTAAATTTCCTTTGCTTTTATTACTGGTTTAGGTGACGAGGCGGCATTACCATCATCGTCTGCTTGCACTACTCCTACTACTGCTGCCAATGCGTATCTACGCATATAAGTTAAAGCCGAGCCAGCGCCCTGTGCGTCAGGTTTTGTAACTGGTACAGACATTTCTTGACTAATCCATTCGCCAGAAGTATGGGTCAGAATGGTAGTCAAAGACATAGACTTGTCTAAATCGGAATAAGTCCCAGGGAATTGAGCCACAGCCAAACCATTACTAGCCAGCAAATCACGGCAAGCATCCCAAACAGACTCAAGGTCTGCATACTTAGATTTGAAAAAAGGGTTTGCAGAATCTTTTTTAGCATGGGTTAGTTTCCCTTGTACTGTTGATAGCGCTTTGGCTAAGTTAGCAATGCTTTCAGATTGTTGCATTTGCTCTCTCCTTTTTGCGAACTTCCCACAAAATTGTTTCTTGTGACATTAATTCATCATGTTTTTGTTGAAGCATAGCAATAGCATCTTCAAGGATGTCAATTTTTAAAACATAATTTGTAGACTCAAACTCGTTTGTGTATGTAATTTTTGTTTCGTCAGATACAAGCCAACGAACATTAAAAGCATTAAGCATGGTTATTCTCCCCAAAAATATCACCAAAGTCGTTAAATACTGATTGAAGTAGTTCATTGCGTTTATTACTTGGTTTTCCACAAGCGGCACGAATAACATCTACATCGTCTTGGTCTAACTCTGTGCCAAATTCCATATTGTTAAGCGCTATTTCTAAACGCTCTTCCATTTCCAGCATAAGTTGGTTTAATTCACCCATTTAAATCCCCTTTAATGGCATAGCGAAATTGCTATACAGGCATATTAACATGGGAAAGTAAAAAAAGCAAAGTCTTTGCAAATAAACAACATTTAAGTTAAACTTCGTGAATGGACAAACTTAAACTAACCGATTCCGCAATAATTGACCTACTAGGTGGTACAGCAAAAGTAGCTAAGATGTGCAAAATAGACAACGCTGCCGTATCTAATTGGCGTGTGCGTGGTATTCCAGCCGACAAATATATGTTTTTGGGCGCAAGAATTGAAAAGGAAAGTCATGGCTTAGTAACTCGCCAAGACCTATTCCCTACTAACTTTTGGCTCATTTGGCCTGAGTTGTTAAAAAACAACGCATTTGGCGAACAACATGAAATTGAGTAATGTCACCATCTGTGCTATAGATTCAGTACAACCTGACAAAGCTAAAGCAGCAATAGAACGCAGTAAACGCCACATAGAATTTGGTGGTGAATTGTTTATTGACCATGCCAGCATCAATAGCCGCCAAGCGTATAGCAGATTTATCCTTCAAGAACTACACAAATACATTAAGACGGACTTTGTTTTAATAGTGCAATGGGATGGGTGGGTCATTGACGCAAATGCCTGGCAGCCTCAATTTTTAGATTACGACTACATAGGTGCTGTATGGCCTTGGCATCCTGAAGGACTGCGTGTAGGCAATGGAGGGTTTTCTCTAAGAAGCAAGAAGTTGTTGGAATTAACCAACACTCCAAAGTTTGTTTACGACAATAAAAATGAAGATGATTTAATCTGTCATTTCAACCGAGATTACTTGGTTAGTAATGGAATTAAATTTGCGCCAGAGGAATTAGCAAGGTATTTTTCTTATGAAAGAGAGCTGTCAAATTTGCAAACCTTTGGTTTTCATGGGGATTTTCACATGAGCAAATACTTGTAGTAGAATTACCTTCCTATTTCGAGGCTCTAACGACATACCAGGGAATAGGATTGCAAGCGCTACTGGGGGTAATGGATGAAACAGCGCAATATCGGTGGCGAAGCTAGTGCCGATTCCATGAACGACTGGTGGGTTAAGCGATTCCTCAATGGAAAACTTATGAAGGCAACCTAGGTAGGCTAGGTTCGCTCAAACCTCTTGGAAGTGGTTTTTTAACAACTAAGTATAAATACTGATAGATACTTTAAAGACTATGGGGCAAACTACATTTACTCAATAACGAGTAAACATTTAAGGGGAATTAAATGAAAGAAGCAATCGGAGTTTTTTTATTAGGTTTTTTATACGCAGCTATGTTTGTTTATGGAATACCTGCTAAAGCGCAAACTTATCCAATGACTGATGCACAAGGTTACAACCGAGGCACAGTACAAATAAACGGCAACACAGCACAGTTTGTAAACCCAATGGGTTACACCACTCAGACTGCTACAATATATCCTAACCAAGTCGTCATTACGACACCAAATGGTTACACACAAAGCGTTGTTGGTAACACAGGCTATACAGTACCACCTAGCCCACCAACACCAATGTCCCCTAGGGTAATGCAGTAGGAGAAAGGAATGTTTGATGAATTCTGGTCTTTATATCCACGAAAAATTGCTAAAGCAACTGCAAGAAAAGCCTGGGCAAAATTATCCGCAGAGCAACAACTTATGGCTGCAAAAGCTATTGACACACATTGCCAATACTGGCGAGCAAAAGAAACCGAGTTAGAGTTCATTCCCCATGCAAGTTCGTGGTTGAACGGCGAAAGATGGGAGGATTCTATTGTTATTGAACCCAAGAAAGAAAAGATTGATAAAAAGTGGATGTTTAGCAACGAAGGGATTGAAGCTAAAGCAAGAGAGCTTGGAGTCTTGGGTACTGGCTATGACTCATACGACAGCCTTAAACGCAAATGTATGAAGGCTTTAGGCATGAGTGCGCTGTAAGGCAACTTTGTTTATATAGGCACAAATGGGGTTTAAACAAGTTTAGGCTTTACATCAGCAAACATAATTTTGACGAACAACTTTTGCGTGATTTTTATACTCAATATGAATTAGGAAATAGGGGGATTTGGGGAACATGGACATCGAAAAATACATTGTCGCTGCGACAGGACTTGGGTATTTAGTTGTAGGGTTAGCCCAATACGCTAAAGGCTCACCTAGCAATGCTTTTATTTGGTTAGGTTATGCTGCCGCACAAGTTGGCCTATGGATGAACCTTAAATGAAAGACCCTAATGATGCGATTGACTTTATCTTCAAGACAGCGCCCTCGTATGCCAAGGCAAAGGGAGAGCTTGCACAACTTGAAGCGTTTAAATCAAGCCTCAAGGCCATCAAAATGGCTGAAACTTCTGAGCAGTCTTTGGGGGCGCAGGAGCGTGAGGCTTATAGAAGCCAAGATTACCAAGATTTATGTAAGGCGATTGGAATTGCTACGGAACAGGCAGAAGCGTTACGCTGGCAATTAGAAGCAGCTAAGATGAGATTTGAAGCCTGGCGTAGCCAAGAAGCAAGCAACAGAAACATTGACAGGATGACTAGATGACTGACTACTCTGAAAACTATTTGCGTATACAAAAGTTATTACGCTGTTACCACAACGCTACGCTTAAAAACCAATACGAAAAAGCTACCAAAATAGCCCATGATTTAGCAGAAGAAACCATAAAGTTAGAGTTTTCTACTTATGACCAAGTTAGGAAACAATGGCTCAGTTAATGAGAAATATGTTTGCAACTCATACAGATTATGGTGATTTTAAAGGTCTGATTGAGTCAAACCCTGCATTTTTGCCAAGCAATGTAGATGGCATAGCAGAGCGCAATGGTCATTTTCTAATTATGGAATGGAAAAGACCTGGCGAAAAAATGAGCGAAGGTCAAAAGCGTTTATTAAAAGCATTAGCGGCTACCCCAAGATTTATGGTTGTTGTTATTATTGGTGATACTGATGAAGGCACAAACATTCAAGAATTTTGGCAATACACTATTGACGGCAAAGCATTTATGTCTGGAAAGGGCTTTGGTTCATTTAAAGAGTTTTATAAACTATGGTACGAACTAGCTGATGGCGACAAAAGATGAAAAGAAGTCACTTGACCAGATTGCAAAACTCGGATGTATTCTCTGCTCCGAAATCTTTGGGATTGAAGGCACAGAGGCAGAACTCCATCATGTGCGAAGATATGGAACTAAACGGTCTACATCCCCTGTGTTGCCTTTATGCCCAGAGCATCATAGGGGAAACTCTGGTGTTCACGGATTGGGTACAAAAGGTTTTGAAAAAAAATGGGAAATATCCTATGAGAGGCTCTTGGAGAAAGTCAATCAGAAACTTGGAAAGGTCAATAAGTGAATGATATATTTCTTGCTTTTGGTGTATTAGTTATCCTATTACCTATAATAGCGGTGTGGATAAGCCTACAATTCTAGAGGGTCAAACCCCAATTCAGACGAAATACGGAGCGCTCTATTACGAAACTCCTTATCGTGGTGAGTCCACTTGTTTGTTGTGTGACGGCTCATGTGGATACATTCGTGGCACAAAACACGAATCACCGTATCTAGATGACCACAACGAGCAGCCGAAATAGTAATTGTGTGTTCAAACTCTTCACCTGTGTCATAGGTGTAACTGCCCATAACGCTTGGGTCTTTATCTACAACAAACTCTATTTCTTCTGGCAATGGCATATTCCACCTGTCAAAAGGTTTCATGCAATAAATTGCCGAATATAAATTCTGAAGAATAGCTGGTGTAAGTTTCATACTGCATGAATCTTTCCACGAAATTCCACTTCATCCTCGCCCCAAACTCTAATCATTTCAGGTTGCAATAGTTTGCTGCGCTCAAACGAAAGCATCACAAAACCGCTATTCCAATCTTTTGGAGTATCTTCAGTATAGGCAAACTGTTGTCCATGTATTTCAGCTAATGTACCTGTCTGAACTCCCCAGCGTGTGCCATTGTAATCATTAAAAGGTATTGCACTTAGTACATGGGTGTGACCTGTAATCATATTGACTCCAGAATTGACAGCGTTGTTTCTGCCGCCAGTCCATCCACCTTTCCAACGGTGCTTAATACAAGTATCTTGGTTTACCCAAAAACTCCAGCATGGTAACCATGAGGGGAAGTATTCTTTTAAAGTAGTACCTCTCATACCTTCAAAAGCTGGTAAATTTTCAACAATATTAGCCTCAAGCCTAGCATCATGATTTCCAAGGGGAAAAAACAATTTTGCACCCTTGGCTACAGCTTCAATTTCGCCTAAATAATATTGACATGCTTCTAACTCTTCTTTTACTGTAGGCAATTTATTCCAATCCATGCGTGGAAAACGACTAATTGAAGCACCATCAAGCGCATCACCATTGCACACAATGGCGGTAGGCTTATATTCTTTAATCATTTCTAATAATGCTTTAAATGCTGTAGTAGTTTGGTCAGGCCAAAAGTGAGCGTCAGAAAAAACAATCACTCGCCCTTTTTCTATATCCATGCCTCTACGAGTATTGCCGACAGTTTGTTCTGTCTTTTTATAATCATTTATTCTCGTATCATTAAAACTAGGTAATTTAATTGCTAACCTAGTTTCTATTGAACGCCTGCGGTTATATACAGCCCTTTCGGACATAGCGTGTATTTTTGCAAATGTAAGTGGCGAACCAATCTTATTCCACTCAGCTATAAACTGTTCATCCGTTAGGTAATAACCTTGCATTAAATTCCCCTTATACTATAAGTTAAAGAACACTAACATATTAATATGGCATACGCAAAAAAAGTTGATAAAAATCAAGTAGCTGTGGTTAAAACACTACGAGATTATGGAGCGCAAGTATTTCACTTGCATACTCAAGGGGGCGGTATACCTGACCTTTTGGTTTGTTATAACGACCACACCATTTTAATGGAAGTCAAGGATGGAGAGAATAAAAAGCTAACTCCTCAACAAATAACCCTTTTTGCTAATTGGCGAGGTGGCCCTTTACATAGGGTAAATTCTGTGCAAGAAGCTATAGAAGTGCTAAAATTATATGAACTTTAAAGGTGTCCTATGCAAGAAACTCCAAATGTCGCTATGTTCGCTGCTACTTTATTACATAGCAGCACTAATACTCATTTCTTTCATTGGGCAACCAATTCTTACTCACAGCATAAAGCTCTGGGCAAATACTATGATGAAATAGTTGAACTTGTAGATGACTATGTAGAAGCCTATATGGGTTGCTATGAACAGATTAAAGAGTTTCCAAGCGTCTATCATCAGCCAAAAGAACCACTTAAATACATGGAATCATTAAAGAATTTCGTGGAAGAAGCAAATAGCGATTTGCCACAAAAACAAGAATTGATTAATATTGTTGCAGAAATACAACAGTTAATTGATTCAACCATTTACAAACTCAAATACCTCAAATAGGAATAGCCATGCCACTCGACAAGTCTGGGTCAGCCCAAAGCGTAGGAAAGAACATCAAGGCCGAAATGAAGGCTGGTAAACCACGCAAACAAGCTGTGGCTATTGCTTTAAATACTGAGCGTGAATATGCCAAAGGTAGTCGCAAGTCAAAGCTAGAAGCTACTTATGATAAGTATGTCAAAGAAAAAGACTAATGAGCCGCAAAGACCAAATTCGTGCCGCATACGATAAGCACGATAAGCCTATTCCTAAGACCACAGTTGGCAAAGGCAAGAACTACTTACCAGCCAGCGAAGGTGCAGGAATGACAGCTAAAGGTCGAGCAGCATATAACGCCAAGAATGGCAGCCATTTGCAAGCCCCACAAGCTAGTGGCAGTAGACATGATAGTTTTTGCGCTAGGTCTAAAGGTTGGACTGGTGAACGAGGAAAAGCAGCTAGAGCGAGGTGGCATTGTGGCTAAAAACGGATTGTATGCAAATATCCATAAAAAACAGGCTCGTATAGCTGCTGGTTCTGGCGAACACATGAGAAAGCCTGGTAGTAAAGGCGCACCAACGGCAGAAGCGTTTAAAGAGTCCGCCAA